GATTTAAATTATAAAGCCATAGGAGAAAAATGTGGAATACAAGTTAAGTATGCAGCGTATGAAACTAATTCTTGGAATGGTATTTTTTCATCAAGTAGTGAATATTTAACATTAATTAATTTAGCTAGATCAAAACAAATTACAGCTTTAGAACAATTTGATCGTAATGAACACTTAGGTAAAGTAGAAAGACAAAAGATTGATGCCATAGCAAAAGAAATAAAAGATTATAAAAAGGTTTATGGACTCATTGACTATCATGACATGTTGGAAAATTTTTTAGAGAAAGGAAAGTCTCCAAAGTTTGATGTTATTTTTGTAGATGAAGCTCAAGACCTATCAAAGATACAATGGTCCATTATTGAAAAACTAGAGAAAGATAATGATATGGATATATGGGTGGCAGGTGATGATGATCAAGCTATTTTTGGTTGGGCAGGAGCTGAGGTTAGTTCTTTTATTAATTGGAAAGCAGAATCAATTCCTTTAACAAAATCAGAAAGAGTTCCAAGTCAGATACAAAGTAAAGCATTAAACATAATTAATAGAGTTGAAGAGAATAGAATTAATAAAGACTATTTACCTAAAGGAGAAAAAGGTGAGATACACCAACGATATAAGCTAAGTGATATTGATTTAACTAAAGGTGATTGGTTAATTTTAACAAGAACTAATCCATTATTAAAACCTATTCCTGCATTTTTAAAACGAAAAGGATTATTTTTTGAAACTGTTGATGGAAATAGTATGGGTAAAGGTCTTTTTGAAGATGTTCAAAATTGGAATAGGCTCAGAGAAGGAGAGACACTTCCCGAGATTCAGGAGACAAGGGTCAGGGAAAGAATAAAAGATAAGAAATTAACTATAAATGAAGAATGGTATGATGCATTTAATAATGTTGCATCAGCTAAAATAGATTATTTAAGAGCAATGCTTATGAATGGAGAAGATTTATCTAAAGAACCTAGAATAAAAGTATCTACAATTCATGGAGCAAAAGGTGGTGAAGCTACGAATGTAGTTTTATTTTTAAATCAAACTTTGAATACAATGAAGGCTGCAAAAAAATCAAAAGCTAAACAAGATGAAGAGTATCGTGTTTGGTATGTAGGAGTAACAAGAACCATAAAAAATTTATATTTAATTAAATGCAATAACAAACAAAAGGAGTTTAGTATATGAGCGCGTATAAAAAGCAGATCGGTGGATCACACTATAAAAATTTTCGTATTCAGCCGAGCAAGTTTATAAACGACAATAAGTTGCTTTTTGCGGAAGGGAATGCTATAAAGTACATCTGTAGGCACTCTACAAAAAATGGAAAGCAAGACTTGGAAAAAGCTAAACATTATATTGATATGATAATAGAAAGAGATTATGTTTAAAGCGCAAACAGAATGGGCCAAGCCTGAAGAGTTTCCAGATTTACGTCAAGCAGATACAATAGCAATAGACTTAGAAACATATGATCCAGATTTAAAATCAAAAGGATCAGGTTCAATTGTTGGTAGAGGTAAAGTTGTAGGTATAGCAATTGCAACAGATGGATACTCTGGATACTTTCCTTTTGATCATAAAGGTGGTGGTAACTTAGATAAAGACTTAGTTATGAAATGGTTTAAGGACGTTTGTGAATCAACAGCTGATAAAATTTTTCACAATGCAATGTACGACGTCTGTTGGATTAGAGCGATGGGAATAAAAATAAATGGAAACATTTATGATACCATGATTGCAGCGTCATTAGTGAATGAAAATAGATTTAGATTTGATCTTGGCTCTTTGGGTTGGGATTATGTTGGTAGAGGTAAAAACGAAACAGAATTAAAAGAGGCTGCCAATGAATGGGGAGTTGATCCTAAAGCTGACATGTGGATGTTGCCAGCGATGTATGTCGGTAATTATGCACAACGAGATGCGGAGCTTACTTTAGATTTATGGAAAGCCATGCAAAAAGAAATAAGCGACCAGGATCTAGGGTCTATTTTTGAATTAGAAACAGATTTATTTCCGTGTTTAGTTGATATGAAATTTAAAGGGGTTCGTGTCGATACCGAATCCGCTCATAAACTGAAACAACAGTTATGTACAGAAGAAAAGAAGTTACTATCAGAAGTAACCAAAGAGACAGGAATAGAATGTCAAATATGGGCAGCAAGATCGATTGCCAAAGTTTTTGACAAATTAAAACTGTCTTATGACCGCACTGAAAAGACAAAGTCTCCTTCATTTACAAAAAATTTTCTTTCTGAACATAATCATCCTTTAGTTAAGAAAATAGCAAAAGCCAGAGAAATAAACAAGGCTCATACAACATTTATTGATACTATTATTAGATATGAACATAAAGGTAGAATTCATGCGGATATTAACCAGATAAGATCTGACCAAGGTGGTACCGTTACTGGAAGATTCTCATATTCTAATCCAAATTTACAACAAATTCCCGCTCGTAATAAAGACTTAGGTCCTTTGATTCGATCCCTTTTCATACCAGAATCAGATTGCGAGTGGGGATGCTTTGACTACTCTCAACAAGAACCAAGACTTGTAGTTCATTATGCATCCCTAGACCAAGACACAAGTGTATTCGGAGTAAAAGACGCTTACGAAGAAAATGTTAAATCAGATTTTCATCAGACAGTAGCTGACATGGCTCAAATACCTAGAACACAAGCTAAGACAATTAATTTAGGATTGTTCTATGGAATGGGTAAAGGTAAACTTCAAGCTGAACTCGGTGTGTCAAAAGAAAAAGCGGAAGAACTATTTCAACAATATCACTATAGAGTTCCTTTTGTTAAAAGATTAATGAACTCTGTGTCTAATAGAGCACAAAAAAGTGGACAGATAAGAACTTTACTTGGTAGATTATGTCGGTTTCATCTATGGGAACCAAATTTATTTGGTATGCATAAAGCACTTTCTCATGAAGAAGCTCTTAGAGAACATGGTCCAGGTATTAGAAGAGCTTATACTTACAAAGCATTAAATAAATTAATTCAAGGTTCAGCTGCCGATATGACAAAGAAAGCTATGCTGGATTTATACAGAGAAGGAATTGTTCCTCATATTCAAATTCATGATGAACTAGACATTTCTGTAGAATCTGATAGTCAAGCAAAAAAAATTATTGAGATTATGGAGAATGCTGTTAAACTAGAGATCCCTAACAAAGTTGATTATGAATCTGGCAAAAATTGGGGAGATATTTATGGGTAATTATTATGGCTTATTTAAACGCAAATATTCCTGCAACTTATGCACAGATAAGAAGAGAATATTTATATGATCTTAAAGAACACCATGGAGAAGTTGAAGACTGTATTATCTTTGGCATGGCATCGATTACAGGGCGTCCTATACTCTTTCATGCAATTATGGAAAATGGTGCTGTCTTCTATCGTCTCCCAATATCTGCCTTCATTCAAAGAGGCTTTAAACCGCAAGAAGTTCCTAAATATAGACTTGATGAGCTGGAGCTTTGGAATTGTTTCAGTTATTATCCTAATGTTATTTCTTTCGATATCTTAGACGGAACAAGAGGTAAATACTTCGGAAAAGACAAGAAAACACACTCAGGATTATATCTTTTTACAGTTGACTGGGCACACCCAGAGAGTAATATAGTAGATACCGATCATTCGGAAATTCCGCACGAGCATAAGTGCGCACACATAATGGCCTTAAACGATGGTAATTATGCGGCTCAGCCAAACAATCGTATAATCTGGAACATTCCTTCTTTTACAGTTAAGGATGAAATTCCTGACTGGAAAGTTCAAACAAGTGAATGGAATGTTGAAGATACAGGTAAGTGGAAAACAGAAGATACCGATAAATTCTTCTATAAAATTGAGGAGACAAAAAATGATTAAAAGATGGATTATAAGACCCTTAAGAAAACTTTGGGATAAAATTATTAGTCAGTTTAATAAATAAGGAAAACCAATGACATATAAATGTAAAGACTGTCATTGTAAGTGCCACTGCAATGAAGAATTACACGCTGACGTTTACGGAGTGTGTACATGTGATAATTGCAGCTGTGGTAGAAAAAAAGAAGAAGTTGTCGACGACACTCAGGAATGTGACGTATGTCAATAGGAGGCTACGTGAACTATAAATTTACATTAATATTATTTATATTAATAGCATTGCTAACGGTTCTTGGTGCACCAATAGTGCAAGGAGCAAATACTCAGACAAATGTTAGTGGTTCAAATACAAGTATTGAAGGTGGATATGTAGGTGGCGCAACAACATACGAATCTGGATCTTCTTCTAATACAACTACAAATAGTACCAGTAATAGTAATATAAGATCTGCACCTCCGACTGCGGGGGCGCCCTCATATAACTCTATGACACAAGATGTATGTGCAGTTGGAGCTTCTGTGGGAGTTCAAACTTTTGGTGTTGGAGTGTCTGGTGGAAAACATTTTATAGACAAGAATTGTGAAAGATTAAAACTAG